GACGAATATGCACTAAATGATTATAGTATTGCACTCAAAAGATTTTATGTTGTAGAAGATGTGAATCGTGCAGCAGAAGGGTTTAGCCAAACTTGGTATCCGCATTTATATAGAATAAAATTAAAACAAATCGTAGACAGTACAGAATTTAAAGAAATACTAGATCTTCCTGCTGAAGAAGGTAGCGATAACACATTACGTGATATACTTTCTACTTACGAAAAAGAAATGCAAATAAACAATGCTGTTGTTGCACAAGCAGAAGCTGATGCTCCTAAATCAGGGTATGATATTAATCATTATTATACTGTTGCTACAAATGACGACGGTAGTATTGATTTACGAACAGCAGATAACGAAGACTTAGATGCAAGCGGATTTACAGTTAGTGCCGACGAAATTACTAATAGACCTGAACGCGAAGGATATTCGGGATACTTAGTAGGTACTGGAGATGTTGCGCCAAACGGTGCGCCATTTGGTTTTGGTATACAGTTTCCTAGAGATAATAATGAAGGAGATTATTTTTTAAGGACAGATTTTTTACCAAATAGAATGTTTAGATATGACGGAGCAAGATGGGTGAAAGTTACAGACGATATTAGAATGACCTTAAGTAACACTCTTGAAAGACAAACTTATAAAACATCGTTTATCAACAACACTAACACAAGTAATATAAGTGGCGAACAAGTTGAAGAAAGACAAAGTTTATCTAAAGCACTCAGACCAAAAAAACCAACAGCGGATAATAACTAATGCAACACTTTTATGACGGACAAGTTAGAAGATATCTTACTCAAATGATGCGTATTTTGAGTAACTTTCCTATCAAAGAAGGTGACGGAAATATAAAAGATGTACCAGTTACATATGGAGATCTTACAAGACAAGTTGCAAATATAATAAGAGAAAATTCAGAAAATAAATTACCTAGCGCACCAAGAATTGCTGTTTACTTAACTGGCTTAGAGTTAGACAAAGATAGACTTACTGATGCAACTTATACTCGTAAAACAAATATTAGAGAACGTGCTTATGACGAAACTAATCAAGAATATCTTAACTATCAAGGTAAAAATTATACTGTAGAGCGTTTAATTCCTACACCGTATATGATGAGAGTCAATGCAGACATATGGACAACAAACACTGATCAAAAATTACAATTACTAGAACAAATTTTAGTATTGTTTAACCCTAGTTTAGAAATGCAAACTACTGACAATTTTATTGATTGGACAAGTATTACTGTTGTTAATTTAGAAAATGTGCAATGGTCAAATCGAAGTGTACCAGTTGGAGTTGATTCAGAAATAGACATTGCTACATTAACATTTAGTGTTCCAATTTATATTAGTCCGCCTACTAAAGTACGTAAAATGGGTGTTATTACTAATATCATTACTAGTATGTTTGACGAAGATAGGGGAACTATTGAAGATGGAGTTACTGCTCCACAATTAAATCAGTTCGATGATTATCCAACATCTGGTATAACTTCAAACGAGTTTGGAAATCTTGCGCAAACTAGTATTGCAGATAATACTGCTAATGTAAATTATAACAAGTATGGTGTTTACTTAGATACTGACACAGCGCAACTTTATTCTAATGGTATAGTAGGAAATAGAAACTGGAGAGAAATATTTGAAGCACTTCCAGGTACATATGCAGCCGATGTAAGTCGTATATTTTTAACCAATCTAGATAACGATGCAACAGTTACAGGTACATTTACACTAAGTCCATTTGACGAGGGCAAAATTTTAATTAATTGGGATGCTGATAGTTTTCCAACAGATACAGTGATAGATGGTAGAACTACTATTGATTACATAATTAATCCTGTAAGTTTTAACCCTGCCTCTATAAAAATATCCGGTTTAAGATTATTGTTATTAGAAGATTTAGGAGATCCTAATGCCATTAATATTCCGGTAGCGTGGCAAAATACAGACGGCACAGGATTAATAGCAAAAGCAAATGATATTATAGAATGGGATGGTGCAAAATGGAACATTGTATTTGATTCAAGTTCTGTGTCTGCTACAACTTATACAACAAATCTAAATACAAGCGTACAATATAGATTTAAAAATGGCGAGTGGTTTAAGTCTGTAGACGGTGATTATCCAGTTGGGTCTTGGCGCATAGAGCTTGCCGGCTAATTACATATATGAACAAACATATTACTTGTAGTGGAGCACTATTCTACACTCTCCAGTCTAATCGTTTTTTATTTTTACATAGAGCTAACGGCAAGCGTAGCAATATGTGGGGATTGGTCGGAGGCACTAATGAAGGTGCAGAAACACCCTGGGAGGGATTAAAAAGAGAAATTGAAGAAGAAATTGGATTTTTGCCTGATATCAAAAAAACTCTTCCGTTAGAAAGTTTTATAAGTGCAGACAGTAAATTTTATTTTCATACATACCTCTGCGTAGTACAACAAGAATTTATTCCTCAACTCAATTCTGAACACGACGGTTATGCTTGGTGTTCATTTACAAAATGGCCTAAACCGTTACACCACGGATTACGCAACACACTTCAAAGTAAAATTAATTTATCTAAGTTAGAAACTGTTTTTCAAACTATTAATTTACTTGACACTTAATACAAAGTAAAGTATAATAAACTTATGAAAGTCTTAGTTATTGGCGACATAATTACTGATAGATATATTTACGGTACTTCAGAACGTCTAAGTCCCGAGGCACCTGTGCCTATTGTTAGACAAAAACGTATTGAAGAAACTGTAGGCGGAGCAGGATTAGTTTACGAAAACTTAAAAAGTTTAGGTGTAGATGTAGAACTTTATGATAGCGGCTGGCGCAGGAGTTTAAAAACTCGTGTAATTTGTGATGGACATTATGTTACACGCATAGACGATGACTTTATTGTTCCAGGTAACGAATTCCTAGACAATATAAAACTTGTTAACTTTAGCAAATACGATTATGTAATACTAAGTGATTATAATAAAGGTACATTAGACTATGCAATTGAGATCATTGCACACATTAACAAATTTAATTGTAAAGTTATTGTAGATCCTAAACGTCAAGCTAGACATTATGAGGGTGCTTGGTTAGTTAAACCTAATAGTTCTGAATTTGAAGGCTTAGGATTTACAAAATGGCTAGGTAATATTATAACTACAAATGCTGCTAATCCTGTAATAGCAGAAATTGACAAAGAATATTATACTGTATCAGTGGACCCTGTAGAAGTATCAGACGTAACAGGAGCAGGCGACTGTTTTTTAGCAGGGTTTGTATATGGGTTATCTAGAGGATATAATTACAAAACTTGTTTAGAGATGGCAGTTAAAGGTTCTACAAAAAGTGTAAAGCATACTGGTACTTATATTCTTAAAGTAGAAGATTTAGAAGAACGTGTCATTTTTACAAATGGAGTGTTTGATATATTACACAAAGGACATTTTGAATTATTAAATGAAGCACGTAGTTTAGGCGACAAATTAATTGTAGGTATTAACTCAGACGCTAGTGTAAAGAGATTAAAAGGCGAATTACGTCCAATTAATGATGTTACAAGACGAATTGCACAGTTAGAAATGTTACCTTGGGTAGACGAGGTAGTTGTGTTTGAAGACGATACTCCATATAATTTAATTAAAAAAATAAAACCACACACTATAGTAAAAGGTGGTGATTATACTATAGATACAGTTGTAGGAAATGATTTAGCTAATGTACATTTAGTAAAAACTGTTGAAGGTTATTCTACAACTAGCATAATAGAGGCAGCATTATGAAAATATTAGTAACAGGATACAAAGGGTTTATAGGTGCAAACATTGCACAATATTTACAAGCACAAGGCCACGAAGTAGAAGGATGGGACTATGTACCCAATGCTATTCCAGATCCAGAAGGCTATGACTGGGTAGTACACTTAGGTGCAAATAGTTCTACAACAGAAACAGATGTTGAGCTTATATTAGAACAAAATTTAGAAATGAGTACTAGACTTGTACAAGCTTGTGGTCATTTTGGTGTAAATTTACAATATGCATCTAGCGCAAGTGTGTATGGTAGCTGGAAACCTACACATTTTAAAGAAGATGGACCTCTCTTACCACAATCTCCATATGCTTGGAGTAAGTATTTGTTTGACAGGTTTGTAAATCAATATAAAGACGAATTTGATATTACAATACAAGGCTTCCGTTATTTTAATGTATACGGACAATACAATGAAGAACAAAAGGGTAATATGGCTAGTCCGTTTACTAAGTTTACAAAACAAGCAAAAGAAGAAGGTTACATTGAATTGTTTAAAGGTTCAGAAAACTATTTAAGAGATTTTATTTGTGTAGAAGATGTTTGTCGTGTACACGAAAAGATGTTTGACGTTAAAGAATCAGGTATTTGGAATGTAGGAACAGGTCGTGCAGTAAGTTTTAAAACTGTGGCAGATTGTATATCAAGAAAATACGGATCAACAATTAGCTTTATTGAAATGCCAGAAAATTTAAAAGGACAATACCAAGAGTTTACTTGTGCAAACTTGACCAAGCTAAACAATACTATAGACATAGAATGGACAAAAATAGAGGATTATATAAATGCAGCGTCTTGAAGGATTTGTTAAAAAAGGTTGGGGCTACGAATTAATTTGGGCTACTAACGACAAATACTGCGGTAAAATTTTAGTATTTGAAAAAGCAGGAAATATGTTTAGTATGCATTTCCATAAAGAAAAAGATGAAACTTGGTTTGTAAATTCTGGTAAATTTAGAGTGCGCTGGATCGATACAACAAACGCTAAACTTCACGAAAAAGATTTAGGTGAAGGCGAAACCTGGCACAATCCTCCATTGCAACCACATCAGATAATAGCACTTGTAGACGGTAGTAGTCTTACTGAAGTAAGTACAGCAGATAGTGTTGAAGACAACTATCGTGTTGCACCCGGAGACAGTCAAAGAGCACAAGAAGAATTAGAGAAAGACGAATCAAATGGCTGAAATTTATTGGGGTGATGAATCACAACAACCAAACTATATTGCACCTAAATGTGTTGTAGGATTAGATCGTGATGGTGTTATAAACGTAGACATTGGCGACTATGTTTATAAAATAGAAGATTTTGAATTTGAAGAAGGAAGTCTAGAAGCAATAGTAAAACTTAGACGTTTAGGCCATAAGGTTGCTATTATAACAAATCAAGGCGGCATTGAAAAAGGTATATACACCCAAGACGATGTTGACACTATACATAATTATATGCTTGACGAATTTGGTAAGGCTGGATGTAGCAGTATTGATGGCTTATACTACAGTGCAAGTAGTGCCAAAAATGATATGTATGCAAAACCAAATATAGGAATGTTTAAACGCTGTGAAAAAGAAGTTCCGCACGTAAAATTTTCTAAAGGATTTTACGTAGGCGATAGGATACGCGACTTAAAAGCAGCAATGAAAATAGGCGCAAGACCAATTCTAGTGCGTACTGGGCACGGTAAAGAAACAGAAGAATTAATTAACAAACGTTTTACATATCAAAAGATAAAAAAAGCGACAAAAGTTTTTGACAACCTAGCCGCTTTTGTTGATTATTTAGAAACGCTTTAAGCCTGCGCTTCACCCCATCTTAAAATTAAGTTAGCATCAATAGGGCTACCACTAACTTTATATACGTTAATTGCAAGCACATCAGGACCGTTTGGATATGTACCTCGGCCTCCTAATGGTGTGTTTGTTAATTCTTTCAATTCTGAAAAATCAACAGTTGCTCTTTCTCCTGGAGCAGCAATAAACGAAAATACTGTTTCCCCCGGTTCTGCATATTGTGCAGTACTTAGATTGAATACCGTATTAGAACCTGATGAAATACTTTGTGTGGATGTAGCATTGTAAAATACTTCATAGAAGGTTGTCCCACCATAGGTAATTTCATTTATTTGAGAAATTCTTGTACCTGCTGGCCAACTAGTATCACTACTATCAACTTCTGTATTTAACCCTACTCCGGCTGCTTCAGCAGCTTGCCAACTTGTTTGAGTATATGGCAGGTTGTTTGTTTTACCATATGTGGATCCAGTTCTTGCTCTAGTCATTGTGACTGTTTGAGTGCCGCTAACGTCATTGCCGCCGGGCCCATTATAATCATTACTGACAGTTATTCTTGCAAAATATTCAAAATTGCCATAGCTACTTAAACCATATTCATTATAATAACTTATACTTTGAATGGTTGTTCCTCCTGGAAAACTACCAGTCGAAACGCCTGTAATAGTGTCACCAACATTGATATCGTTATTAAGAACGTCATTTGTAGTAATATAAAATCTGTCATTACCATCTTCTAATGTGTCTTGGTTGTTATTGCCTATTCTCTGTTGTAGATTAAATGTTCCACTTATTGCGCCTGCTACAACTGAATTACTATCAGTTACAACATTTGCCGTACCCCAGTTAATGCCGCCGCCTGATGCAATTTGTGCAAAGCTAGGCTGTCCACCTTGTGCAAGTCCACTTAGACCTGACCAGTTAACATCGGCCGGATTTTCAGGATAGTTATTAGGATTAAGCACACCTTCAACAACAATGCCGCCCAATGCAATATAATCTGAAGTAACTTCTAAACTCTGTAACAGTAACTGGGCTCTGTTTAGTAGTTCACGCTCGCCTAAATCACCAACAAGAGCGTTTGATACTGAAGGTGACAGTCTAATCAAGAATGCTGTTTGTTTAGTTGTACTAACTTCGATTCCTGTTTCAGCGTATGAGAAAATGTAACCACGATCTTCGTCAAAACCACCGTCTGTTAGGAACGCAGAACCCCAGTGGCTAATTAATGGTGTAATAGTTTGTGAAATTAATATTACACCTGTTCTTGCTAGATGAGTTGCAGCAGCACCTGCTACATATTGTCTAGTTGCTCCTGCTTGGAAATTCTCAAATGTTGCACCTCTAATACAACCAGTTAATCGATTACTTGTATCATCTTTTCCGGTAAAGTCTATAATTTCATTATCTATATACACAGTTCCTGATTCAGGAAAGAAACTACTGTCAACTAATGGTATAAAGTTTTGATCAGAGGACATATCTGCTGCAAGTTTGCCGTTTGGTCCTTCGTTTGTAACTTCATAACGTACAGGCAAGTTACCTGAACGCATAAATGCTTCTGTGTTTACGTTTGAATTACGCATTCTGTGACAGAATACAAAATTACCATCTGAGCCACG